GTGAAAAAGGAATATTCTTATGTAGCTGTGTTAGATTTTACGGGGAAACACATTGCAATAACATTCCCTGATTTGGACGAGGCGCTTTCCCAAGCAGATGATGTCAACCAAGCGATTCGAAGAGCAAACGAAGTTCTCAAGTTAACCATCGAAAGCCGGCTTGAGGATAACGAAGAAATCCCTACGCCTACACCGCTAGATAAGATCGAGTTAAAGAGTGGTCAACGAACTATTATTGCCACCTGCTCCTTAAACGAGAAAATCAAATACGATAAAAAAACTTTGACCATCCCGCACGATCTCAACGTCGCAGCCGAAGAAGCCGGTATAAATTTCTCCCAGGTATTGCAGAAAGCTCTGCGCGATGAGTTAGCTAACAAAAATTGAACAAATGGATGGGTTTTGGTGGAATCCTGGGATTCTTATTATATGCTGAAGAATCAAAATGAATTAAGGAGCGTACATGATGGAGGATTTTGCAAGTATTGAATATTTCAAAGAACTCCTTCTGAAGGAGAATAATCTTTCTGATCGTCGAGCTGTATTCATTGGTATTATGAGTAGTATTCTTGATCCAAGGGTTGGAAAAACACCATCACAAATTTTGAAACGTGCTAGAAATCTCATGGAAGCTTATGAAGATATGAACCAAGTATCAAAATGAATTAATTTAGTTACCTGAAAGGTGATAGTGCTAAATGGTTCAGAAGAAGGAGACAATTAGACGGATTCGGGAATTGTTTCACTCGTGGGGTCGCGATATTTCCAAACTGAGTGATGAAGAAATGCTGAGCGGCATTATGTATGCGTCCAATGCGTTAGGGGCATGTGGGTTGAAAATGGATGAAGCTGCCAAAGCTCTACGAATGGTAAATAAAAATGAATGATAAAAAAGCCCTCAATCCCGGATGAAGGAAAGAGGGCTTTTGCATGTTCTCATTTCTCTACACTTCAATTTTACGATCAATCCGGCCATCAAGTACCGTGTTGAGGAAAGCGAGCTCTGAAGCTGTTAGAGTCTTATCTACGATCTTTTGCATCCAGTTCCAATTGAGTTGGTCCGCATTGTAAGCCTCCCCCATAACCTCATAAAGCATGTCCCATTGCCATTGTTCCAACTTCATTGGCATATTATCATCGTCCTCCTCTGCCCGCAGGCAATCAATATATTCATCTGTTACGTCCTGAACAAACTCATCCCACGTTTTTCCAAGTAACTTAAAGGCGCTCATAGGATCGACTTTGCGGGCCGGATCTAAAATGTAATGCCCTGTGATGTCTTTGCCTGGATCGAGGCCATACTTATAACAGCTATAAGCAAGTACCCAAATGTATCGGTTGTATGCCTCCTGCAGATCAATGCTACCACCGTAGCATAACTCTACGCCCCCAGCCGCATCGTTCGAATCGGCCCCGAACAAATTATTGTCAGTTGCAACGTTATAAACTACATGCCAAGCTTTTTCCGGTTTTGCCGTCAGAAAAGGGACGCACTCGATAATATCCTTATCATCTACAAAGATATGGGCGCTTGCCTCCATCTCATCTCGGCTCCGCTCATAATAGGATACATTGCCAGCTGCCGTAGATCCGGGATTGCCTGTATCATGAGCGACCATAAAGCGAACGCCCAGCGTCGGAATGCATGGGCGTCTCAAGCTAGGACCAGTTAAGTAACGAGGAATAATATCATATTTCATTTTGAATTGCGTCATTGTGAGCCTTCCCCTTTCGCCTTCACTGCGGGTGGATTCTGGGACTTATGCTGTATTTGCCCAGCCGCCGCGGCTACCAAAAATGAGTTAGCAAAAGTCAGCACATACAAGCGCCAGTCCGCACCGTTTGCGCCTGTGGCGAGCTGCGCGGCCAAAAGGACCAGGTAAGCAATAAATACGCTATAAATGTCTGTTGGCAGCTTAAGGTATCGATCAATTGCATTTTTGGAGTACTGTACGATAAAAAACGTGAGTAAAGAAGCTCCTCCCATAGCGGAAAGAGCCTCCCATGTGAAAAATTGTCCATCTTGCATCATTATCAGTCCTCTCTTTCGTGTCGCGGTGCCAAATCGAGCCGATCCATTCGTTTATGAGCTTGTTTAGCCGATTCTTCGACCCTTGTCACCCTCTCGGCAAGCTCATCAATCCGCTTTCCTTGGGCGCGCTGTTCAAGGCGAATGTCATCGACACCACGCTTGATGTACTCAACATCAGCATGAAGGACCGCCCCGTCTCCAGCCTCTTTTTTAATATCTTGCCGAATGGCTCGGGATCTCCCGGACCAACCGATAATAATTCCGCTAATCGCCGCCAATACCGAAACGGCGGTAGTGAATGCTGCCACATCCTGCATGCGTTGCTCCTCTCTACCTTTTTAGGCATAAAAATAACCCAACTAATGTGGGCTTGTTATATTTAAAGGAAATATCCATCTTTAGATGTATATCCCTTCCCCCGGCCCATAGTTTCCTTTTTTCCAAATTAACGGTTGACTTGAGCAACAAGCCTTTACTTTCATAGACTGTAGCTCTACAAATCTAGCTATTTCTTCAGGTGTACCTTCCACATGGATGCCATTCACATTTGCCTTCATGTCATTTCCCCTTCCACTTTTTCGGCTAAAAAAAAGCCGCTACACTGAGCGACTGATGTACAACTATGCTTTTAATCTTGCTTCATACCTTTGTGAAAAGTCTCTTCGATCAAGCCAAGAGTCCCCAGAAGACGAAGCGGCATCAACCTCATACACCTTCCCATCATGCCAGATATATAAACTCCATCCGTCATTTTCATCAACAAAGCGATTTTCATCTTTATCCCATATTCCTATCTTCACAATTATCAGCTCCCTTAATTGTTAATATAAGCGTCGCCGGTTATCGTTTCATACTCTTTTGGAGTAATCTTGTTAAATTGGACATACTTCTGCAATTGCTCCTTTGTGGCCCAATTGTTTTCATAGTACTTTTTCAAGCGCTCATAATCACTCATCCTATAAACCTCCTTCCATGAGCCTGATTTCAAGATCGACAAGTTGCCGCCCCAGCAGCTCATTGTCTGCTTTCAGCTCCAAGTTTTCAAGTTCTCGTTCTACAAGCTGCTGACCGATTAATTCGAAAGGAATGGGCTCTGGCAGCGGCTCCCGAGGTGGAGCTGAAATCCAAACACCATCTTCATACCTATCGCCCATATTAACCTCATGTCCGGCATCCAGGTGGATTAGTCGATCTGTCTCGGGCAGTTCAGCGGTGATGCTGCTTATAGCGTAACAAACGCCGTTATCATCCAGGTATGCGTAGTGCCGCATGACCTCAACCGGACTAGGCTCTTGTTCAACCCCTTCACCTTCAGGCGTTGTTTCGTTTAAAATTTCATCTTCCGGCATGTTGTCAGCTCCTTATCGATATTCAATGACCTGCCATGCAACATCCACGGCATAATTAGATTTTTTGTAAATCTCAATCGTTGATGAGTCAACCAAACGTATCCTTATGTCGCCGCGTATAAATCCACCATCAGCCTCACCAGACCATGTTACATGTAGTTCTGTATTGTCTGTGTTAACGGGACGTATGACAATATTAACTGCCTTTTCCCCAGCGGTCATATTGTAAATGTTACGCTGCACTTTATTTATCATCTGGAACCACCACCGCCTTAATTGAACTCGACAACTTGCCAAGCTATTTCGACTGGGTTGGCAGAACGTTTGTAAAATGCTACTTTCTTGCCCGAATCGGCTCCTGAATCAATAATCCTCGCCCGAATATCCGAGTTGATCGCATATGTCGAATACTCACCAGTATAAGAGATAATCACATATGCATTATTAGGGTTTACCTGCCCTATATCTTGTGTAATTTCCACCCCGGCAGAGCTATGGGTTAATAAACCGCGTTGTACTTTCTTGATTCCTCCTGATGGAACCCATGTACCGTTGATGTTAAATTCAGGAACTCCATTATTGATTCTCAAATCCCTAGTATGCCAAACCTTGTAGTTGTTTGTCCCACAATAGATATCCGCGGTAGCAGCGTTTTGACGGCCTACGACTCGAAAAGCATTTGCTGTGTTAAAATCTTCAATGAAAGCATCATCACCGATGTAATATCGCCCTGTTCCATCTGCCGATGTGCCGTTTGCGGTGAAGTTAGTTGCGTGAATTTCGCCACTACCTCCACGTGTCACAACCGTGTTACCAACAGCTGCATATGAAGGTTGTAAGCTATCCAGAGTATCTGAGTCAAGTCCGCTGCCAGCACCCATGTTGCCAGCGTGCCATATATCGTAGGCATTAGTACCATTGGACCATCCACCGATTTTAAGCTTGTTGTCTTTATCAATTCCAAAGTAGCAAGCGAACGAATTAGGACGATGAAATTGAATGAAAGCAGCATCATTTGCCCCGCCTGCTCCTTTAACCTCAAAAGTAGCTTTGCTTCCTGTGCTGTCTCCTATTTGGTTTGTTGTTGGTTTTAGGGATATTCCAGCGTTCATTGCGTTGTCGCTATTTATCCTTACAAAATCCGTGGCATGTAGATTATTGAGCATATCGGCATTAAGGCCGGAACCCGTCCCCATGTTTCCAGAATGCCAAAATTTAAATGTTTGTCCTGCTCTCAATAAAAAAGGGTCTTGTGAGCTTTCTAGCGTCAATTTAGCGCTATCGTTACCAACATAAATTTCGGAGTTGTTCGAGTTCATCAGTTGTTTACGCGTAGTTGTTAGTGTGGTCGAATCTATAGTTTGTGTTTTTAAAACTCCCGTCATTGATCCAGTTCCGTCCATTGGCAAGCTCGTATTTGCCCGAGTAAGCGCATTATTCGCCGTTCTCTGAGCCGCTGCGGCCGCATCATTAGCGGACCCGACAGCTGAAGAGACTGAATCTACATCCTGTTTTCTGGCAATATGTGATGCTGCTGTAGGAGTCCCAACGTTGGCTTGTCCATTAGCATCTCTTTGAATGATTGCATTGGCTGTTGCTGCCGAAGTTGCTCCATGGGCGCCGGTCGTAACATCGGCATGGGCCTTTATATTCGAATCCACTTCCGACTTTTGATAAACCGTGTTTCTGATCTCCTGCAAAACCTTATAAATCCGGTTGAAAAACCAGTTAAACCAATCGGAGGGAGGCTTCTCCTTAGGCTGATACCCTGTTACTTTCTTACTTTCTGGAGGCTCTACCCCCTGCGCTTCCCATTTAGGCAGCTGCTCGTTAAACATCCAAATCACTCCTTATATCGGTAAATCTGTACCCTGCCCAGGTGAATATACGGTGCCTAAGTAACCTCCGGTCGTTTGCTCTACATCTGCAAATCCAGCTTCCGGGTCCAGTTCTATTTCTGCCGGTTGGGAAGAAAAGGAGAAGGTGCCAGATAAGTCAATGATCCCCACCCTAACCCCCGCCGCTACGGTTCGTTGTACAATTTTTGCAAACTGTGTCGGATCAATGCCTGACTCATTAATCGCCGTAATAGGCAATCGTATCAATGCAATGGCAGCAGGTTCCGGCGCAACAGGGTCATTGTACATTTCGCTAATCTGGATCTCGCTCGAGCTGATATTCAGCGCCGTAGACAGTACACGAATGATAGTGTTAATGTCGCCGGTAGAAAGGTTCCTCGCAATCTTGGATTTAATTAGAATACGATAAACTTCGTCCGTCGCCACACCGCGCGGCTGATTCACGATGGTACCGATCCGGTCCAACGTTGTGCCTTGAGCTTTATCGATATCCCGCCATTCCCTGATCCGGCTCTGTGTTTCTTCCAATTTCCGGATTTGGTCAGCCATGATAGATAGCAGCTTGCCCAGGTTACTGTTGGGGTCCTTTGTAAACACATCCGTCAACCGACTTATAATATCTTTTGCGGTAATCATACCTTCACCACCGTAATAAGATTGTAGGCCGTTTGGGCGACCTCACTGGGAGCAATAGACACGCTGTCTTGTACCCAGGTGGACCCATCCTTACTGATCTCCACTTTTAGGTCACTGATCCCATCGATCTCCGATCGTATCGCCACTAATGCAGAATGAACGACTTTCGCCCCCATATTGAGCCCCGTATATAGGGAATCGTCTGCATCCTTACCACCGATATATCGAATGGCTGCCGTTTTAATCTGATCCACGCCGTCAAAAGGAAAGCTCGTATTCGTAGTCACAGTCATTTTCAGATAAATCGGGATCTCCGCTGCATAGGAAAATTTCATCGTGTGTTCAAAGCCTGCATCATCGATCACGGTCACGCTCTCGGTGCCATACGGTTCAATTCCAGCGGCTTTATTATTGAATATGGTCTCGCCTATATCCTGGGCGGCCCCGCCTAATACATAAGCTTCAAAAGATTTCGGAGGACGGCCATTCGCATCCTTAACAGTCTGATAGTTTTCTACGACCGTCGCCGCACGAACTCCCTTGGTTTTTAACAATGCAGCTCGAATAGAAGACAGCGTTCCTTTCCCCATACCATCCGTGGAGATAGAAAACCTTTCCCGGAACTCCTTCGGTGTCTCTACCTCTCTCCCCCCTGTGGCAGGTGTTGGGTTGGTAACAGAAAAAACGTGCTCGGACGGATTCACGATGGTTGTAATCGTTCCGGCTGGCACGTTCCCTGTCCGTCCGTATTCAAGTGCTTGGATGGGGGCTTTTTCAGATCCCGAATCCCCTAGGTTGATATCGCGAGTGGTTTCGAAAACGATTGAACCGTAAGAAGCGCGGAAGCCAGCTTTAACCGTGTAATTCGGGGTCCCCGTAATAATAAGTTCCGTTGTCGCCCTGGTCGCTGGCAGCTGTGTGATACCTGCATAGGGCCCGAGCCGAAATAAACTGACTCCTTCGGCTGTATTCGGGTATGCACTGTAATACACATCTTCCGTGTTTTGCCACGCTTTCGATAGAAACCAAGCAAACAATCGGAGGATAATGCCCATCGGACTCCGCTCGGACGTATTGAGTTGTTGCCCAAACACCTCTTTTGCCTTAGCTTCGATTTCTGCATACAAATCAGCAAAGCGTTTGCGCTTAAAACCTGTACTATCCAACGTCATCCTGAACCACCTCCCCGCTATTACTTGTAGCTGTAAATGTAATTTTGCTTTCCCGAAGACTGGTATCTAGTGAAACCTCGATTGATTCTATAGACTGAATCCGTGGTTCTTGCCGCAGGCCGATTCGGATCTGCTCACGAACTGCATCTTTGCTGATCCCTTTCCCGTTCAACTTTGTAAAATCGATGCCGAGACTTGGGTTTAAAAACCACTCCCCCTTATTGGTACCTAATACCACTTTGCAGCTTTGAGCAATCTCATCCGGCCCATCGATCATGATGAGCTCCCCGTTTTCAATAGCCAGATCCCCGTTTACGAGCTTGGGAGACTGCATGGAAACACCCCCACAATAACAGCATCGTTATGGCTGTGCATACGATCACTGTCCGGTTTTGATACAACCCCGGTCTGAGCGGTTTTCATATGCCGGTCAGCACAAACGACATAGACAATATCATCCTTCTGAATCAGAGGGTATAAGGCGAGCTCTTCCCCGGTTGTCGTTCGCATTTTTTGACCAAGCGCCGGGACGTTTTGAATCGGGGACGGTGCCGCCCCTTCTATCATCTGAAGAAGAGGCTGGACAACGGCCATTCCCGTAGTAGTTTCGAAGGAAAGTACCCGGCAAGGAAAAGCGACTCTAAGATCTGAAGCATTCTTTTTGATCGCAGATTGTATTAGTTCAGCCAGTACGCCAGCTGGGTCCAGTTTGCTCATGGTAAAATGGCCTCCACTTCCGTTGTAAAATCTCCGGTTCTGCTTATCTTGTGGCTGCCGGACCGAACATGTACTCTTCCTTCGAATAGACGAGACTTTACATCAATCACCGATGCCGTAGTGATGCGATATTGAAGTTGTGATTTCAAATTAAACCCTTGGAAGTCTTCGTCCTCAAAAGGTTCAGGCGATCCTATTAATCCAGTCTCTGAAGAGAGGGCGAACACATCGTCGGCCCCTATACGAAGGTTCCGAATATATAGCTGTCCCTTATTCACGTAGGCCGAGGTACCACAATCAGCGGCTACATCGGAAATAATTTTCGTGACTTCTCCGTTCGCGGTATAACCGTCCTCGTACCGGTAATCCTGGTTGAGCTGGAATTGAGCGATGGGCAATCCTAATTGAGCGGCCATGTCCCGAAGGATGTAGCTCGCAAGCGTTCCTTCTGCATAAGCAACGTCTGCGACTTTTCGTTCTGACAAATCTTCAGAGTCTAAAACGTAAATGGTTGTAATTTTATCTACGCCGCTCCACTTGGTCGCCACCTTAGAGACATAGCCATGAAGGATAAGCCCTACGTCTCCCCGATAACCCGCATTAATCCCTGAAATACTCCCGCGCTTGATTCGTTCAATGGTCTCTGGTGACAGATTCCATAGCTTGATTTCGCTCTCGTTGGGCAGAGGGTCATTGTCAAAGGGCACTGTAGCCTCCAGGTTGTAGGTATCCATAGAGAAAATCATATCGTCTATGATCACTTCAGCAAATCTTCCAAAATTTTTATTAGCCATCCTCAACGCTCCCTAAAAATAAAAAAACGCTCTCGTTCAGAGTGGACCATGTTACAGCCTCATTCATGCCGGATTCGTCATAAGGAACAATAGACACACTGGGAAGCCTGCTGTCGGACATATCACCAAACAATGGCACTCCGTACACCATTTTCTCTCCTTGCACCAGTATCTCCCCATTACGTTCCAGGTCCACCGTAAAGAAATCAAAATCCGCATTATAGTGGATTTCGAAGGTGAAAACAGTCCCTTTCAAGGCAATGTCGAACCGATAAGGTATATTCTTCTTTTCAATATCGATGTATTCCATACATTATTCCTCCGCCCAAGGGCTGCCTGCTTTGAATTTTACCTTTTCAACCGGTTCATCCTTTTTACCTTTTTTCGTCTTGGTCTGCTTTCGGCCCGAGCTGATCACTGGAGCCGCTGACGCCCGGATCGGTGTCGGCAGCTTCTCAATGTAAGAACTTTCTGCAATAACAACTTCTTTAAGTGACGCTGAGAAGGTGAACCCATTACCTACCTTGTAGTTATGCGACGTCGTAAAGCCGGTCAACAAGCCAACAAAGTAATTTCGCCCATCATATTCCACAATGCTGCCTGAGTCCTGCACACGAATGAGATATTCTTTAATTTCTGCGGCATCGTCTCCGACAATCATCCCAGATATATTCATGGTCCGGGCCTTACGCTGGACATGATCAGTAAGACTTACGTTATCTTCTACCGGCTGTTCTGTTACATCCACTTCATAGCTTGGGTCCTCTTGCTCTACGAACACATAACGCCCGTCTATGGTCGCCACTAGCCTGCACCTCCCGCAAGGCTTAAACGCCGTCCTGTGCTTTCAAAGATCTCTTGAATCGCTGGAGCGAGCTCGTTTTTAATCTCAACAGCCGATTGCTGACTTACCGGTGTATCCCCCTTCACCTCAATAACAAAATGGAAGCTTTGGTTCGAACCCCCCGCAGCATACGAAGCCGCTGCCGGAGCTGAAGCAGGCGTAGGCGCAGAGGCAGCTTGTTGGTCATACGGGGAAACAATCTCTTCTGCCAAACCTAACGAAGCATTATTTACTTGTTGTTCGGTGCTTGCAATCCCTTGTGCCAATCCTTCACCAGTGAAGTACCCGACCTCCATCATGACTCGTGAAGGAGAATGGATGTCCAGGAAGCTAGTTATGGAATCCTTCATCCCTTTGCCAATGGAGGTAACGGCATCCCATACAGCTCCTGCCGAGTTTAATACGCCCTGGATAAGCCCTTGAACAAAGTTTTTCCCAATGTCGATGGCACCACCGACAAACTCGACAAAATAGGTTTTGATGCCTTCAAACACTTTTCCAATCGTTTCTTGTAGGGTTGAAAATGCACCACTGAAATCGCCCGTTATAAATTGGAGGAACGCTTTAAAGATACCCGATATGGCCGTCCAAACAATCGAAACGAGATTCCATATGTTATTGAACGCCCAACTAATAATGTCCCATGCAGTGTTGAACACCAAATTGGTGACTTCCCCCATAATGGTTAGATGGGTTAAGAAGATCGTTTTGATGATAGGCATTACCGTCTCAAAAATCTGTTGAATATAAGGCATAATCGAATCGATATATGACTTAATTCCGGAAAACACAGTGTTCACTTTGATTAACAAGCTATCGAATATCGCCTTGGCTTTCTCCAGAGCCTGGTTTGTCCAATCCTGGAGTCCAAACATATTGTTTTTCCACGCATAGACAAGCCCGGCAACTGCGGCCCCAACCGCAACGGCTATCCCTATAAAGGGAAGCCACGGTGCAATAGCAGCCCAACCGGCAGCGGCCATCCCCAAGAGGGCAGGGGCCACGGCTACGGCAATGATGATTCCAAATGCCGCAAGTGCCGGTCCGAAAATGTCAAAATGATCAATGACAAACCCAATGGCTACAGAAAGAGAGGATAATAGCGGCAGTAAGAGGTTTCCTATAGGCTGAATAACCCCCGTCTCAATCTGTCTGCCTATCATCGCCAATGCTTGGCCCGCATTTTCAAATTTGATGTTGTTAATCTCGCTCATCGTGTCTTTTGTCATATCAAACTGATTTTGTGCGACACCCATAGCCTCTACTACCGTGGCTTCCAAGTCTTCAAACTGTGTTCCCATTAAGGCCACGCCAATGGTATTTTTATCAACCGGATCTTCGACGGCCGCAATCATTTGCAGAATCTTACCAAACGCCTCTTTCGCTTGAGGCCCGCCCGAGGCGAATGTTTTCATCATTTCCTCTGCATTGAGCCCCAGCATTTCAAAAGCTTCCGTAGTTGTTTTCGATCCATCCTTAGCCCGGATGTTAAATTCTTTTACTGCATCCTACTGTTACCCTGAAGGCTTTTTATCCCTCAGTTCTTACAGTTCGTTTTCCTGTAAGATCGGCATACGTTTTCATGGATTCGCCATGTCGCGGTCTCTTGGAGGGATTATATCTTTTCACCCTCTATGCTCTGCCCCTGACTATACTTGGTATAGCCTTCGGTTCAAGTTAGGATTCACACCCTTCTTGCTTTATACCGCAATTTAGAGTCGGCAATGCAGTGGTTTACCGACTTTGTCCAAATTAAAAGCGCCGGCGTCAAGGCCAGCGCTAAACGTATCGAACATTTCATTTGCAGAGAAGCCCAAGGCGCGAAAATAGGGGCTGTATTCGTTCGCGGTATCAAGTAATTCCCCCGACTTATCAAGACCTTTTTGTGCTCCCTGGGCCAATAAAGTAAACGCCTCATCCGTCGTGATACCGAAATTGCGATACATCGTATCCGCTGTCTTAACCGATTCGGGTATATCGAATTCGAACACGTCACGCATAAGTAAGGCGTTTCTGGTAGTATTCTCTAGCTCATCCCCTTGCTGCTTGGTAATCTGCTGCGCAATGGAAATGGACTTTCCTAGATCATCCCAATTTTCTCCGAAGTTTTGATTGTAGAGATTGGTTGCAACACTCTTGGTTGCTTCCATTTGTTCCGCTGTCGCTCCGGTGGCCGCTTGAATACGTCCAAAAGCGCTGTTGGCATCATCGGCAGCATGAAAGAGACCTTGGCCGATTTCAACGAAAGAGAGACCGGCGAGCATCCCGGCCCCGATGTCGGCAATATGCGAAAACGATTTGCCCAGACCGAACACCGCGTTTTTCGTGCCTTCAATGCTGTTATCCAGCTTGCCCATGCCGCCGGAAAGCCGGTCTATATCCCGCTCCGCTTTCTTGATTTTGTCGCTTGCCACCTTAAAACCGATAGCGAACATGAGGTTGCCAATCACACCCATGAGTTTCACCGCCCAAGCGGATTATTTCCCGCTATTTGCTTTCTTTTGCATTTCAATGTGGATGTCTAGCGCTGCGTTTGCTTCCATGATGTCATCATCGTCCATATGATCCAGATCGCGATAAGTAATCATTCCAGACAACAAAAGCCGCCATTGTCCCCAACGTTCTTCAGCGCGACGCTTAGCTTCCTGCTTGCTGATCGTCATCTTCATCATCCGAATCTTCGCCGGAAATAAAACTGTACGCCTTGTTGATGATTTCTTTGTACTCAGCATACGTATCAAAGTCATCAATTTTCATTTTTGGATCAACGACAACATGCTTCAGCACCTCTTCGGCAAGCCGCTCTTCCAGAACGACTCCGAATTTATTTTTAGCGGCATCATTGATTTTGGACACCATCCGCACACCTGGATGCTGAAACAGATAAGTCTTGTTGGATTGGGACGTGTATTTTTTTTGTTTAAAGTTAGCCATGATTAAATTCTCTCCTTAGATTGTTTTTATTTGGTTACATGCTGAGGTCAAGACATTGGAACTCGTATTCCCGATCTTCGCCTGAAGATTTGTACTTCCGATCGGCAGGCTTTTGAACAAAGGCTTCCGTGGCTGAAGATATCTCCTTTGGTTCACCTGCGTAAATGACGGTAATAGGCACCAATTTGCCGCTATTCGCCAGAATGTCCAGATAGGGAACTTGCGGGCTGGATTGCAGGAGCGTTACTTTAATCGTGCCTGTTTTGTTGTTGATTTTGGAACGAGTCGTATCACCTTGCGCCCCAACCTTTACTTCATAATTGTTTTCGGCCTTTGCCACTTCGACCATATCTTCACCAAAGCCAGTTAAGTATACGCCGTCAACGATTACAGATACGTCCTTGGCGTCATATGTTTTGGTTTCCATTGCTGTTCACTCCTTACAGTTTAATAACGCCGCGAATTTTGGTCTCATGGATAGCCCCCGCTAACTCGAAGCTAAACTCTCCCCCGTTATAGATTCGCGCTGCACGATCCGCAGGATCGACGTCTGCCCGCCCCTTGAAGCTTGTGCTATAGATCCCCAGACCGTTGCTATCCTTGGCAATTAATCCCTGGTTATCGGCTCGTTGTAATACCGCACGCACCACACTTTCAATTTGCGCAATGCCATTATCGTCATAGGATATTTTCGGGCTGCTATTGAGCAGCTTTTGCACCGCATACTCAATCGATGACCGAATGTAGGCTTTTGCATGGATGATATCAATGTATTCACCCGAAATGGTTTTACCTTCCGTCGTTACATCGTCACCGGCCTTTGTAACATAGGTATTTGCTCCAAGATTATGAATCTCGTCTATCTCCGTTGAAGTTAGATCCAGTGCAGCAATGCCGGTCAACGTCTTGAATTTCCATGTAACACTTCCGACATCAGCCGAACCAGTCCGGCCAATCCAAGCAGACTCCGGGTATTTCGGTAAATCGGTATGATAGAGTACAACGGTTTGCTTATATTTTTTGGCTTTGAGTAGTGCCAAATCCGCTTTGTCACTCACCCGAGCAAAGAACATCCGCATACCGTCTGCCTCTACAGCATCCGCAATAGCCGTTAAGTCTTCAATTAAAGTGCTCGTTGTCACGAGGAAAAACCAATCCTTCAGGAAGGCGGTTGCCATAATTTCCGGAATGGTCTGGGCCGTTGCCCCTGTCTTACGGCACATAATAGCGATTTCTCGCGGTGAATCGTCGCCCTGTCCAAAGAGCGCAGCCGCTGCTTTGTATTCTTCAGTAGATGCGGCATAGTCTGCCTTGACCGCATCCAAATCCAAATAGGTTTTGTAGGCAGCTCCCGCCGTGCTGGAGCCGAGAATGAGCGGCTTTCCAAAGCCAATCTTAGGTGTCGGCTTCTGTAAATCGATTGTGACGATCACATCACTTTTAGCCAATATTGTCCATCTCCTTTATGTTTGCTTTATCAATCGTCTCGGTTCCCTCTGATCCTGTCGGAAAGTCAATCAAGTTGGTCGTCCGAAACTCTACTTCAAACCCTTGCCGTCGTTCCCATTCCACTCCTATTCGTACGTCCCGATTTGTGATTTCTCCAATATCTACAACAATCACATCCATGCTTTCTTTCAACAGAAGATGGCCGAGGGTATGGAACCAGTCCTTGGAACGTAAGGCATATTGGATACTTTCAGCTTTCGTTTCGGCATAGGACAAAAAAGAGACCGTAAATGTAACGATCTCTTTTTGCTGCTTCGTATCTCCGACCCTATATTCAGCCGCTATTCCTTGGCTGCTTCCAAAATCGGTAAAATCGTAAGTCAAGAAAGGATATTCTGGCATGGGAGCTGCAACATTGAGTTCAATCACCTTGATGCCGAGATATTTCGAAAGGTTCCTTACGATGCTGGACCGAATGGATTCAAACGGGATCATGCGTGCTCACCCGCTTCATTGTGTACTGGTTTACATCGGTATAGTCCCTCGGGGCATCAGAATCAATGGTAAACTGTTTACCTTCGTACTCGATAATTTCCCCTCGATTGTGCCGAAATGTCGTGTACAAGGTGCGGTCATCCATGTTGTACCTGCCGCCCTCATCCTGAAGCAGTTTATCACTGATTGGCTGAATGTTCCCCGATAACATGACCGGTTCAGGTTTCGAAGGAATATATACACCGTCTGCATCGTACTGGCCTTTGACTTCCCGCAATAGGGTGTACGGCTTACTGTAACGCCGAAGCGTGTTAGCAAATCGAAACCTCACTGGTTATTCCCCCTTCCTTTCGGCATAACGACATAGGAAATGGAGTCCCTTAGATCTTCTTCCAGGACTAGCAGCTTATTGGTTCCTTTTTGCTTGGCGTAGATGGGGGACAATGGCGGCGTCCGAATTTTGTCAAAGTTCTTGAGAACCCGCTCTTGTCCTTTCTCCCCGATCTCTTGCAGCAGCTTTTCAGGCTGCATGTTGCCGTCAATCACCTTTTGCACACCGGCTTTAGCTACTTTCGAAATGATGGGCGTCGCCCTTCGTTTTCCTGAGCCGATATAAGACCGCGCTGGGATATTCCCTTTAATTGATCCATATTCCAAGACAGCCGAGGTAATAGCAAGATCCTCGTCGCCTCCCATAGAACCGATGTACACCTCTTTTTCTGCGAGCTTCCGTAACTTGTTAACGATATCCGGTAAATTGCTTGAGCCGTCGATCGTTACATTCGCCCTTCTGGCGCGTGTCTTCTTTGCCATCAAACCCACCGCCCTATATAAGGGGTTATGAGGGCTTTTACTGCAAACGGCAAGCCCTCCCCTTCGTTAGCATATGTCACTGAGAGATCACCCACCCGCTCCGCGCTGACGCCCGGTTCACGCATCAACGCTTGGGCATACATGACACAAGCAATTTCTAATGTCTCTGGCAATGTACGGGGGTTTTCTGGTGTCTCGTCTCCGGGAAGGACGTATCCCGCTTCGTATTGGACATGAACGTTATACGACCCTTTCGGCCACCCAGCTGCACGAAAGAGCATACCTTCCGGTATAATCCTATAATCCGTAATCTCTTGTTCCCCGATTTTTACGTTCAGCACATCATGAATCGGAAACTCACGGAGAACCAGGTGCATACTTCCGCTTCCGCTTACCGTCTCGGTATAAATACTTTTTCGAAAGGCCCTCTTACAAAATTTCTCGATCGCTTGAGAAGACGCCATCAGGTAAACAACTATATCATCCTGACTCGTATCATCAGGTGGTATCTGAAGTAACCTCTTAGCTCGTTCCAGTGTGGTCAACAAGGGTCATCCCTCGCTTATGAAAGCGTGATTTCCGCGTAAATCGCGGCATCTGCGTCCCAAGTCTTTACATCGTCACGTTGGATGGCTCGAACATCAAGCGTATTGCGTTTGAACGCGTCACCGCCGATTTCGGTAGAGGCCACTTCCATTTCTTCACGCTTGAACAAAACGATAGCTTCCTTCAAATCCCCAATAATCACCGGTGCTTTCTTTGTTGTCGTTCCAGTTGTCGGTAAGAAACGGTTGGCTACAACGACAATTGGAATACGACCATCTAATACTTTCCGTTTTGGTTGGGTCACATCCGGCGTTAGAATATATTTACCGTCTGAATCCTTCATTTTATCAAGGAAATTGAATCCGTCTTGGTTAGTCAAAATAATAGATGTTGCTGCAATAGCCGGGTCCAAGGTAACGTTCAAAATGTCCTTAATATCATCGAAGGTAGAAATATCTTTTTTAGACAAATTCTTCAGTTGATCCAAAATCAGTTTGTTACGTGTGATTTTAGACTTTTTCCCTAGCCATCTGGTAACATAATCAAGAATGGCTTGATCACTGTCTTGGAGTAACGTTCGCGATAGCGGCAGTATGCCGGAACGATCTTTCACTGCATACTCCAATTTTGAAAATTTCGGGCTATCCGTTTCTGGAATTTCTCCCATCTCATCCACTTCCGCAAATGGGACCATATCCGCGTTTTTCTCTAGTACACGAGAACCCGAACGTGTCCTTACCTTTTCAACTGTCACATATTGTTCCAACGCGTCAAATCCCCTGGAAAGCTCATTGATCGTCGTCTGAACATCATCAGGGATGACAAGCCCGCCGTCTTCGTCCGTTTTGCCGGACATGGCTCGGATCTCAGCCGCTTTTTCCTCCAAGAGGTCCCGCTCTTCCTGGGTTAAGGATTTATTTCTCAGCGCCTTAAAGAAAACGGTTCGATATTCCAAGCTGTTATCCGTTTCGCGTTGCTCTGGCGCAACCGGAATGGTTTGTGCTTCTGGAGTCAAACCTCGAATCTCTACCAACGTATCAATTTGCTTGCGGATTTCTGTGGCCTGGTCCTTGATGGCCGTCGCTTCGGCAAGTTTTCCTTCCTCGGCTAAACTCCTGGCTTCACCCAATAATTTTGCAAGCTTCTGGCGCAGTTCTCTTTCTTTCGGGTCCATATTCGTTCCTCACTTTCGATTTTTGGGAATAAAAAAACGACCTTTCTTAAATTGCGAGAAGGTCGATTTCGAATAACAATTTTTCTTTTGAAAGGCGGCGCTGTTCTTTCGGAATGATTCCGAGAGACTCAATGCTCCGGCTGTTCACCTCAGAGTCTTGATATGCCGGAAATGGTGTGGGCGATGTTTCAAACAAGTCTACATCGAGTAACGTTCGCTCGTATACGTCATCATCGCGCAAATACTGCCATGTATCATCGCGTACATAGAATCCAAAGCTTACACCATCCACATCACCACGCTGAATAGATTCAAATGCATCGTTTCCCCAGGAGTTATTCGGAAGGTCACATTCAAAATAAAGGCCCGTATCGTCCTCCTGAAGCCGCAGTGTACTGCTTTTAGTCGATCCTAGGACAAAATTGGTTTTATGATCCCACAACATTTTGATCGTGTTTTCTTCAAGCGAACGGGCAAAAGCTCCCTTTGCGACTTTCTCATAGAATTCGCCCCAAATTAACTGGCTGCGCATGTTCCACTTTACGACGTAACCACTAATCGTTCGGGCCTGCTCACCTTCATTAGGCTGCGTGGTGCGAACCTCAATTTTATCAACCTTCAGATACCGAAGCTGCTTCTCCTTCACTGTTCATCACCCCCTTTCGTGTTCGGATCTGTCGGTTCACCTTGAGCTTTTTCAATGTTCTCTATCGTGGTGTAGTTCAACGGAACAAGGTGCTTATCTCCAGCAGCCCCTATTCCTTCCCGCTCCTCCAGCTCTCGAACCTCGTTAATGGAATAGATACCGGCAAGAACCATTTCTTTATAAAATTGCGCCCGACTCTGACTGTCGCCGCGCAGCTCGCCAGTAACATTGAATTTCGTGTAATATTTTTTTTGCTCGGATGCCGTGAATAACTTGTAATTGATTTCCTGTTCCCAATTTACAAAATAGGGCAGCAGCGTATTTTTGACATAATCGATGGATTGCTGTTCAATATTGCTGAAAGTGGCTCTGTCCAGCTGGCCGAGCTTGTGCGGGGGCATCTTATATAATTTAGCCACTTCCAAAATACCGAATTTTCGGCTTTCAATAAATTCGGCATCCTTGAGCGGCATCCCAAGATTTTGGTAATCTAAACCCCCATCCAAAATGGCAATCCGATGCGCATTGGTAATGCCTGAATTAAAATTCTGCCATTCCTCCCGGACCTTTACCTTAGCTTCCTTATCTAACGTTGTGGGCGCAGGCACTTTCAATATTCCCCTTGTTGCGGTGCCATTGGAATAAAAGGCCCCTAAAAACTTTTGAACAGATTGCTGAACACCGATTTCCTCACGCAATACGCTAATAGGGGTAATTCCCTTCAACCCTGTTTTGCTAATCAGCTTTAAATGAAATAGATCCGTCCACAGCAGCTTGCGCGGTTCTCCGTTGGGCAAGATCGTGGAATACCAAACCTTCCCTGTGTCTGGATCAAGATGCACATCGGTAACGGAAGGGTTTAGCGGCCATAAACCAACAGGGTACCCGTCCCATCCCCATTCGATATTAGCGTAACAGTTCCCCCACACTAGCAAATGAACCATCATCAATTCTTTGAAGGTGTAGGCACTCATGTACGGGTTCGGTCGAATTCCGAGGAGCGAGGAAACCGGATGATCTGTGTCTTTTTGAACGCTGCGGCCTTTTCGTTTGAATAGTTGAATGGGTAATTTCCCAACATCGCCGCCTAAAATACTGGCTACCGTATAAACATTGCTGTTCATCAGCGCACTGTCTGTCGTCACCCGCTCCCCACTTGATGTAGTAGGTCCACCGAATAGATCGATAAGCCACGGTTGCGGATTGGTCAAATCAGAATCGAATGCGGATCTTTTTTCGAAAAAATTTCTTAAAAACACAGGTTATCGCCTCCTTTTTTTCAGAAATGGAGGCTTTGTACTGAGAATGACACCAATGAAAATAAACAAAAGTCCCATCACGTAGAAACCGGCTATTGGGTTCAATAGAAATGTCGCCCACACGATGATGCTCATCCCTGCCAGGAAGAAGAAATCATCTGCAAACATCAACAGCAGCGGCAGCCATTTGAGCATGTATCTTGTTCCTCCTTCCTCCGATTTAAAGGGAAAAGGAATCTCCCTTAATGTGTTCGTTTAAATCAAATGCTGTTTCATTTACCATAGCCCTCACATGGGCGTTAATGGTTGCCGTCGCCGGGTCAATCCGTTCGACGGATTTTTCTTTGTCCAACATGATATTTTCGTTGTGATCTTGACGCGTTACCGCATTTCCCATTGCCCAATCCAAAACCGGATTGTTTTCGTGAATAATCAGATTGGAATACGTCTTTTCCCTAAAATCTGCGGTAGGCTCGGACAAAGTTTTGATTCCTTGCCGGATCTCGACCACCTTAAACCCTTCCGTCTCCATCTCCTGCGCGAACTGCGTCGCATTGTACGGATCGTAGCAAACTTCTTTAATGGTCCATTCATTTTGTTTGATTTTATCAAGAACATACTGCTTAATAAAACGGTAATCGACGACGGCTCCAGGCGTGGGAGTGATCCACTTTTGACGCACCCAGAGATCATAATTTACATTGTCGGTTTGCGACTTGGCTTTCAAGGTCTCTTCCGGAATGAAAGAATGACTAATAACCGCATAACGTCCATCAAACAATGGGAATTCAAATGAAATACTCGTCAAGTCAATCTTCTTGGACAAGTCAACACCCAAATAGCATTCACAGCCCCGGAGGTCCGGCATCTGATTTTTGCCGCAAGCGGTCCATTTCTCCATACGCATGTATGCTTTTTCTTTCTGATTGATCCAGACATTCATGTTCTTGGTTAGAAAATCGTCCATGACTTCCGGTTTTACCTTGGCTTCTGTGAAGCGAGCACGAATATTAGCGATACCTTCAGGATATGAACAAGCAATAGGATTTGCCTTAACCCATGTATCTTCATTCGCGATATCATCGATCAAGTTTCCATCTTCGTCTCGGTCCAATTCATTGACCATAGCAAAATACGCCTCATTTTCAACGGCCGGATCATCCGGGTTAAGAAGGCGCTCCACATACTTATATTCGACTTTGTAGCACGGGCTATTCAGGTTCTTTCCTGCCGTGGTAATAATCATGAGCAGCGGCTGCGTACGGGCAATCATCCCCGAATCGAGAACGTTTACGATTTCGTCGGTATCATGCGCGTGGTACTCATCAACAATGCCGCATTGCGGGTTGTAGCCATCGCCGCTTTTCCGATCCTCTTTGGAAAGGGTCTTCATGAACGACTTGCTTTTAGGATGATGGATCGCCCCGTACTTGACTTCGTACTTCCCCTGGAGCTCTGGGCAATTATCAAGCATCGCCTCAGCTTCATTCCAAACGATTTTAGCTTGTTCCCGCTTGGTCGCACCTATATAAACCTCTGACATATCCTCGTCCATTGCCATTGTTTCATAGCTTCCGACGCCACCAAGGCTTTGCGATTTGGCGTTTTTGCGGCCAACCTGCCAATATGCCTTACGAAATCGGCGGTACCCTGTGTGCATGTTCTTCCAGCCGTAAATATTGCCGAATACGAACAACTGAATTTCATGCGGCTCAATTCGCTGCCGCTTCAGGACGCCCTTCGTATGGCGAAACAAATTCAACCATTCAAAAAATCGTAAGGCCGCGTCTTCGTCGAACACGTAAGGAAATGAATCGGTACCTTCTCGTTCTAGGTCACGGAGGAATCGCATACAAGCCCAAATATGCTTTTTACAGGCGATGACCTCGCCGTTAATGACATCGTGCGAATACTGAATGAGTAATTGCCGCAGCATCACACATTGCCAAACCTTTCACTAAAATCGTCCTTTTGTTTTTCATCTTTTTTGCTCGGCATCACTAACCGGCACCTGGAGGTAATCGTCAACCCTAAATCAGCGGATGCTTGGCGGCATTGTTTAAAAAGCTTGTCCTGCATCATCAATAAGTCGCTATAGGCTCCACTGATCACACTTACTTCATTCACCGCCAGAACTTTCCCGTCGTCATCCTTTACTGGCTCATTGACCAACATCACCGGATCTCTGGCTAATAGTTCATCGGTCACTTTTAGATACATTTTCCGAGCCAATAAAAACCGGGCCAGAGCATCAACATCCAAATTGCTCATGATCCCTATTTCAAGCAGCTCATCGGCAATCTTTTTGAACTCTTTTTTGAGCTCTTTCGGCAAATAAACTGGAGCTCGGACTTTATCACTTGGTGCTTTTATCTCCTGCTTCTGACGTTCTTCAATCTCTTGTTTCGTCAGGTTTTTCTTGCCTTTGTACAGTAACAAGCTGATAGGCTCTCTTGGCCTTGCCATACTCCTCCCTCCTTCATCCTGGAATTTTCATTTAGGGAAATTTTTTCACACTAAGCTGGGCGCGCGGTCTACGTGGCGCATACGCTAGAGATTTAGCCCCCCTCCCCCTTTCGCACCTGTTTGTGTGTGTTTGGTTGTCAGAGATAATGTATCGCTTATATCAAGTTTTCAGGCGTTTGGTGATGTCTGCATCCTTATAGCTCTTTCATCACCTTATCTAGCTCTTCAGCCATTGCCTTTCCCATCGCTTCTGCCATCTTAGCAGCGTCTCTACGGATCGTCGTTACATTTACACGAACCTCTTTGGCTGTTGCTTCACACCCTTCAAGTGGTACCGTGATTTCATATGTTGCATCCTTCGGCTTGTTTGGTTCTGTATAGGCGACCAACATAGAAGATGTTCCATCCTTTACGGCAGATAATTCATTCCATGTGGTATAGAGCCTCACGTTTACTCCTGTCATTAAGCGGTATTCTCCTTTGGTTTGTAGTAGTAGCCGGTCATGCCTTCACTGTATCGCGGGACACTGGTTGGTATGATGCCATGATTGACATATAGGTTCACAAGATCAGGGGCCCATATATGTACCACGATGGCCTCATGTTCTCTGCCCTGTCTGTCTCGGAAGATAACGATATCTCCGAGCTTTGATCCCGTCGCCTGCGGCTCCGCTTGGCCTTTGATCCGGTTCAGCCCTTCTTCGATGAGTTGCTGTGTATTGGGGTCAGTGGTCTCGTCATAAACCTTCGCAAGCAGCCCTAAAAGGTCTTGAAATATATCAAGCTCCGTCACTCTCACAGAAACGTTCATCTTGCTCAATTCGCCTTTCGACAACAAAAAACACTCCTTTTGCAAATATAATCCATGAAATAGGCTATAATCGCGGCAAATGCCACATTTGAGATGGTCATATTGTCCATGTTATGGTTGTTTCGGCATTGGAACGCGTGTATTTCCAAAACCGCCGTCTTCTTCAACCGTCTTCCTGTCGTGGTGCATTTTGCAAAGCGGCTGCCAGTTCTTCCGATCCCAAAAAAGCAAATAATCGCCTTTATGCGGCTCGATATGGTCAACCACTGTCGCAGCTGTAAAAATGCCTGATTTCTTGCATTCCACACAAAGTGGATTCTGCTGGAGAAACCGAAGTCTCGCTTTTCTCCATTGCGCATCATATCCGCGCTGTGCTGCGGTTCCACGATTGGCATTATCCACTCGATAAGCTTGAGATTTGTGCTGAAGGCAAAACCGCTCAGTAGTAAGATTCGGGCAGCGTGGCCGATTGCATGGTTTTAACGGTTTATTCGGCATTTCATCAACTCCCGGCGTTCCCTGCGGTTTCTTGGGCAAATGTTCCGGTATGCCGTGGTGCGGACTAACCAAACTATCGTTTTTTTGAACACGTCACTTCCTCCGTTTTAACGCAAACTGGTTTAGGACAAAACAGCTTAACTCCGTCCCATTGGCCCCATACACAGCCCTTGCACTTCTCAGGCCGTTCTCTCTGCACTTTTGGTTTCCTCACATGATCACCATCCCCCTTTAAAATGAAAAAGAGCCGCTTTTCAGCAGCTCCCTTTAAATCTCGATTTGTTCCTTCCGCAGTAGCCCAGGCTAGTTCTGGACCACTGAGCAAGGGACAAGTCGACCTTGCAAGGGGGTTTCAAACCCCGCCTCTTCTCCGCACCCTTGACGATCAACGTCTAAGGCGAATTATCGCCCACAGCACAGCCGAGTCCCTACATGTGATAAAGGTACAGTAGGTATCACCCGAGCCCTTCGGCTCTATGTGTCTACTGTACCTTGCTTCCACGGACATCTTGTTGACGTGCTCCTGACCGGAAATGGACATTTTTCACTCTCACTGTGGTATATTATTTTCATTACATTTGGTGGAAGGTGAAAAAAATGGATAACGATTTAATTGAACGAGGTATTGAAAACAAAAATCGTAATTTATTGAGAATGGCTTACGCAATTGTTTTTCTAGGATTTTCCTTGCCCTTGATCATTTTGATCATTGAGAATTTAAATCGAAATGGATTTATCAATCCACTCATCCAGCAAACATTCAGCAATGTACTTCAGCTTGGAACTATTGGGGATTGGATAGGTGGTAGTGCGGCACCCCTATTAAACTTCGCGGCTTTCTTAATTCTCCTAGTTTCTCTTAACTATCAAAGGGCAGAGATTGCCCAAGCTAGACATGAGTATAGGGCATCTTTGGAAGAAATGAAGCTGCAAAGGGAGCTAATAAAGCAACAGCGGTTTGAAACCACACTGTTTAATTTAATTGACTTACATCACGGTTTGGCTAAAAGCGCCAAAAATTCGTTGGATAAAGACCTCAGTCCTTTTAGACCACATTACGATAACTTGTTTGATTTCATGCTTAAAGGAATCGAAGAGTCCTATAGTGAAAGCAAAGAAAAAGAATCAATAAAGGATTTAAAACCAATCGATTTTGAATATGATCTACTAATTTTCCCAGTGAATTCTTTATACAACGGAAATGAACATGTGCTTGGACCATATGTAGGTAATGTAACCAACATACTCAGGCTAATCTATGAAGAGTCCGAACAAGATTTTTATTTAAAGATGTTTAAAGCACAGCTTTCTAACGACGAAAAAATTTGGCTATTTTACCATTGGATTTTCACAGATAATAGAGAGTTTCATAACCTGTGCCGGGAACTTGTATTTTTTAATGATATAGATTCCGATCGTTTCATCAATAGGATGCATCCATTACTGTTCCTCAGCAAAACATTTGATCCAAAAGTTGTGGAGTACGAGTATAAACTTAGAAAAGGGTTGCTCCCAAAAACCATTGAGCCTCCCATATTAAATTTTGATCTAAAAAAAACCAGATAGCTTTCTATTCCAAGTATAGGAGAGTATTTGCTATAGCTACGATCCCATCTTCTATTTTACGATCTATGGTTTTATCGCAATAATTCCAGCCGCTAAATTTCAATATCGTCGCCGCTCGAGTGTTTCCTTTGATAAATCTGTACTCGACAACGGCCTTTACATTCTCATCTAGGATCTGATCAACAGCTAGTTCAATTGAGGTAGTGAATTTTCTTAATGCATCATATACTTTCTTCTGTTTGTCCGTCTGCGGGGGGTTGCTTTCAAAGAGCTCGGCTTTCTTCTTTTTTTCTCTGTATTTTTTAAGATAAGCTTTAGTGAGCTTGATTTCTGAAGCTGTTGCCTCCGGGAACAATTCTTCCAACATAACCAACATTACCCTCACCCTATTCTATGTTATAATTTAGGTGAGAACATGCATTCCCCCGCGGACCCGACCAAGAGCAGCGGGGGATCTTTTTAATCAAAAACCGAATTTCCTTAAAACCTCTCTATCTACTTCAAAACTCCCGATTTCCGCTTGTTCCGAAACACCCGAGATTTTCAGAAATGCACCTCTCAGAACAATGATTTGTTGCCCCTTGTACCTTAATACATAATTTCCGGAATGATGCCTCTCGTAGGATACTAATGCCTTAATCAATGTGCTAGTCCTCCAACATGTTTTTTTCAACTTCATTCCAATCTATATCTAACATTACCCCAAGAGCAAGGAAAGCATTGAATATTTCTTTCCAATCATCGCCATTTGCGAACAACGATGTTTCATGATAAATGTATTGGAAAGCATCGATTTCAGAATCAAATCTGTATTTCTCCGAGTAGTAAATCCCTATCTCCACTTCGTTGCCAATTGACAAGATCCAGCGTAAGCAGCTTAGGTATGATTCAAGTAAGGGATATCTATTATATATCTCCGTTCCACACTCGCCATCACTGACTATAATTTCTACATGTCTCGGAAACTGATCTTTATCCCAATACATGTGCCCACGCCAATTCTCAGCTAACTTGCCCAGTTCAATTTGCAACTGCAAGATTTTGTTGGGAAGGAAGTCGCCTTCCATCCCTCTATCTTCTTCCCGCTGTTTTTCCAAAAGTGCCAATAAATTCACTCTTATCTCTCCTCATTTTCCGGTTTGACGATTAACCCCTGGAGACAATCGACTTTATCATATGGCCGTTGCCCTTCTGGATCTGGCCGTCAGAAATCCTCCGAACGGTATATCGATAGCTGGATGCTACCGTATCTTTGCTTATAATTATTGCTTCTACGAGCTTATTACCATCGCGCACATATCCACCTAATAGAGGGTTTTCCTTGTACTTCGGAACTCGGACAGTATCCCCTATGTCGGCCGCTTCCCTCATATGCAGGATGTCTTTGACCTTCTCCTGAACCTCCTTCTTAAGCTTGCTTTTTTGCTTAGCTGGCATCTTGGAAGCATAATAAGCGAATGGAGTTAACCGAACACTATTGAATACAGATTCAAACTTTCTACCGCTATCAGCACATTCATGGGCCAATGCCTCAATTAATCCTAACCGGTCTTTCCATTTGAATTTTTTACCTGAAGGTATCTCCTCGAATTCTTCTATTGTGTCCGTTGCATCCATGGTTTCTTTCATAGCAACCGATTGCATAGCTTAACCTCCTCCATCATTTTTTATAGATCAACTGGTTTGTTGATTCCAAATGCGCTGTTAAAAGCCATAGCTCCTCTTTCGTAAATTCACCTAGTAATTGTTCGCGAGATTCGACCCTAATGCCGTCCAATAAATGTGATGGCATACCACCATGCGCCCTTATCCATTGGTGCCGCAGCAAACCGTTACTTACGGCAATGCTCTCAGCTTTACGTTGAGAATGAGCGCCAATGATATAACAGTACGATCTCATTTCCGCCCCTCCGTCCTCATCTAAGGCACATTTAATGCATTTGAATTGGTACTGAGGCAATGCCCCATTAAAGTAATGAACCGCTGGCCGACCGCAAGCACACCATAATCGAGAAAGGTTATCCCTCAACTGAACCGATCCGTCTTCGTTTTCATGAAGAAGAATTGAGCCATGGCCTTTACCTGGAATCACACTTAAAACCTCCCATGTATTTGAATATTCAAAACTGACCATTACTGATTGCCGATGCGCATTGCGTCCATGATTCCGACATTCAGATAAATTTCGGCGCTTTCTTCTTCGATTTTGGATTTTACGCCAGGATAATTTTCCGAAACGAATGCCGATGCATCTTCCGTTTTTACTGTCCCTTGAGGCTTGCCGTTAACGAATATTTGATATGTTCTCATGGATAAATTCCTCCTAAGTTCTTGATTATTCACGAATGTTCATAGCCCTTCGGCCATTCCACGCAATTCCTCCATGCTGATATTTGCGTGTTTTTCTTTATTATTTTCCGGCTCTTTAAGCTCAAGTGCTTCCATTACGTAGAGAGTAGATGAATGTTGGATTGGAACAGACTTTCCTGCCTTTTCGAACTTCTCGACCAATTCCTTTTTGTGCTGTTTCAATGTCTTCCATAACCACTCGTATTTATCCATAGCTACCTCCCATGTATTTCCGTATTCAATCGGTGTTCGTAGGCAAATTAATCTTTGCCCAATGCGTAACTGGTAAGTTCAAAGGCTCTTTGTTTTCATGCCAGCCATATCCTTCACTATTCACATACTTAGCGTGCTGGGCTACCCAAACATTCCGGCCATCCGTTATCAAGTGATTCACATGGCTTTCGATCGACCTGCTGTTCCTGTCGTATACAATCCATTTGATCACATTCAAACCCTCCCATGTATTTCCGTATTCAGACCTGTCCGTCACCAATTAGGTTCATCACCTTCGTGACCACATGTGCAATTACGGTAAACCTTTTTGCATGTTGGGCATATATCGCTTGTCCCATCGTCTTCTAGTTCTTCATAAAACATACCATCGTACATCCCATATTCAGTTCGTTCATGGAAGTCTTCAACGGGTCCGCGTGACGATTTTTTCATCGCATGTTCCTCCATATTCAGCCTGCGTACATCTTTCGTTGTCGCTGGCGCCGTTCAAACTGGGTCATACAAGCAGAATCAAGCTGCTCATAATCGCCTAGTTCCTTATCCTTCGGGTCAATGACAATGTAATAAGGGATGACCAGAAACTCCTTGCCACACTCGCTGCAATGTGGTCTATCGAATGCATAGCAGCCGTACTTGTCATCCATTGGAATGTCCTTTAGATCGAAGTCGGCATTCTCAAAAACGACAAATCCTTTACATCCAGGCTGATTGCATTTATGTGCTTCTATTGCCACGCTAAGCCCTCCCATGTATTTCCGTATTCATTGAATTACTTTGGACAACTCACTCAAAAAAACATTACGGCACGCTTGCAAATTCGTGAAAAAAGACAACTGCCCTGTTCGATATGATGCCTATTACTTTTCCTTGACCAAATTCTTTATGCTCTACTTCGTCGTGTTCGTTTATTTCCACACAATCACCCCACGGACAATTTATTCAATATGTTTCGTGAATCTTAACCGACTCTTCAGCCTTTTGTGACAACTTGCGAAGCCGAATAATCTTTTCGTTCTGCTTATTTATTTTTAAAACAAATGAAATGAATTCCCGTTTTACTTTTTCCTCAAAATTAACTCCTCGAACTTTATCGAAAAAATTTAGGCGAATGTTCTTGATTTTGATGTCGCCGTTGACGACCAAATGCTTGCATGACACTTGCACCCAAGTATCTGACAAATAATCAACGCGGATATTCTCCAGATCCCAAAGACCCCAATTGTCCATAGGTGGTGGAAGCTTCAATTGTATAACACCGTCCTCTCTATTCACCCAAGCTGTTGCAATACTACGAACGTGTTATCAACGATAACCATGGATAGCTGCCCTTCAGCTTCAACAGCCAATTGCGCTTGCCCCGATCCGTTCTCTTGAGCCGGTGTTTCATGTGTTCCAATTTCGTGAGTAGTTGAGTTGGTTTTCATTAAGCAAGATCCTCCCTTATTCGTTGAATGCAGACTAAGTACATAGCTAAATCTTCATCACCGTTAGAAATGATCACCGGCATCCCTTCACCCGCAAAGCGAATCTTTACCGTGTCATCCTTGATAGCTTTTAGTGCATCTAGTAAATACTTGCCGTCGCAGCCTACCAGTATGGGCTTCCCGCCCGATAATTCAGCAGTTACATGGTCCCTGGTTTCTTCTGCATATTCATTTTTGCTTTCTATAACAACTTCACCATTTATCTGCTGGAGTTTGATCAGAAAGCCTCCGTTTTTGTTTTTCTCAGCTGTAATGCGTGATCTCTCAAGCGCTTCGACAAGATCGGATCTTTTACAAATGGAAAATGCATACTCTGAATTACTAAACATGCTTTCTACATCCGGGTAAGATCCGTTTAAGATTCTTGCATAGATGGTGATGCCCGCACTTTTGAAAATCACCATAGGATCACTTACTGAAATGGAAACCGTATCGTTATCTTTGATTGCGCTGTTTACCTTGCCCATATGTTCGGAGGCGATAACTAGTTCTCTGTTCAAGTCGCTCTTGAGAGGATCGGTTACTATTGCAAACCTTTTTCGGTCACATGCTGTAAACTTAATGCCTGAATCCGTAAATGACATTCTAATTCCAGTAATTATGGGAAAGTCTTCTTTCTTATAAACCGCAAAACTGGTCATCTGGATGAGCTCTTTCAAGTCGTTTCCGGGCATTTCCAAATCATGCTTTTGAGGATCGGATGGCAGTTTGGGAAACATTTCTGATTCAATACCTCTTAGTGTGATCTTGGTTTTCCCGGACGAGATTTTTGCCGAAGTGTCTTTCACCTCAATATCGATCAAGCTATCAGGCATCCGCTTAATTACTTCGGTCACTTCTTTTGCATAAAGGATAATCGCACCAGGTTTGTGGATCTTATAATCCGTCGCAGGTATCTCCGTTTTTATGAAAAAGTTCGTATCTCCCGCAACCAATTGGAGACGGTCTTCATTTAGGCTAAAAAGCACACCTCTAAGGACCTCGACCACATTATTATCTGAAGCTCCAACGGAAACCTGAATGAGTTGCTTTAGTAGAACAGATTTATGAATTGTTATTTTCATCATTCTTTTGCCCTCCGCTGTTCTGACCTTCCAGTTCCTCCCGGACATGTTCCCAAATGTCGCCGGTTATCGTCCCTGGAGTTTTTTCAGGCACCCATGATTCACAAGAATCATCTGCATTCGTATCCATCCAACCTTTATTGACATTCATGTGATGTCCATTAATCCAGCAGCCGCCACTGATCAACCAGTGTCCGCAGCTCCAGCACACTTCACCTTTTGAATTGGCCTCGCCCTTTCTGAATCCGATTCTATTCACTCGATTTTCCTCTTTCATTGGACTTATTGATGGAGCAAATGACTTTGGTGATAAGCTCAATAGATCTTGTATCCCCGAATGCTCGATTTATCAGGTTCGTCTCATGTATTTCAAGGGGTCGTCCAGCCCAACCGGCGAATAGCTCATGAATCGGTTTCAAGGCTTGTGCACGCTGAAGCTTCTGCTCTTCGATAGCTCTTTCTGCTTCCATCCGCTTACGATGCTCGATCCAATCCAGTTCATCGAACCAAAAGTAAGGGCCGTATCGTTTTTCCCATACCGCAATCCAGTATTGCAATTCTGCTTCGTTGGTTTGAATACGGTCATGGCACTTACCATTGAGGCGCATTCCGTTTGTTTTTACACCGCGACCACTACGCCCCCTGGGCATAACGTGATGGGTTGTATCAGCAATCTGACCGCATCCGCATTGACAAAGCCCGCCAGTCTCGAAAATCAGCTCTTTTACGATCTTCGTTGGAAATTCATTCCGATCTGCCGCCGATGGCCTGTCCTGATGATGAGCAAGGATATTACGCCGCCAGGGAGCCGGTTCTTTCTTAACCTTTTTCCGGGTTAGCATCAAATCACCTCGGATTCCGTAGATTGCTGTTGGTTGATTCTCCGGGGCCAGAGCTCCGGGTTCTTCAGATGTTCGCGTCGAATCAATTTTGAAATAGTTCTTGAGTGACAACCCATCACATCTGCTATTTCCGATAGAGTCAAGGCAGGATTAAGGTACAACAACCGCAATCGATTAAGATTAATGTCTTTGGCTTTCCCGTATGGTTTCCGCTGAGTTTTCAGCATTTGAAACCCATTTCGTTTAGGCAAGCGTTTTTGCTCCTCTAAGTCCATTCGAAGAATGACCACTTCCGGGAACCGCCTCCTCAATTTTCTTGCAATTTCTTTGTCATCCATGCCGTTCTGCCAGCATTCTATAAACTTCTCAATGGCCTCATCAGACCATTTGTAATCCCATTCCAGGCCAGCTATCATATTTTCTGATTCACCCCTCACAAACCGCGTTTATCGTTCAAGAAACGTTTTTTACCTGATAGGCGTACCAACTATCCAGTTTTAACACTCCACTTCGCCTCGTAAGTAGCCCACCGTTTTTCGAACTCTGCATCTGTCAAAGTCTTGCCATCAAGCGCAAATGTACGGGCTACAGATTCTCGATAAGCTTCCTTGCTTAGCATTTCTCGGCTGCCCTGATCCGTGACAATCGGCATTTTAGGCTTTTCCTTTTTACGATTGTTAGAACCGCCACTTGAACCCGTTTTCGGCTTTTTAAGCTGCGCTTGCTCCCTGGATTCAATTCCCTGTTCAATCCACGATTTCGCAATTGTTTCAATGAATCGCAAAGGCGGCTTACCTGTTGAGGTTTCCCCGGCTTCTTGGAGCAGCTCTTTAATAAATTCCTCCGACTTCCCTTTCTCGCGTAGTTTTTGAATAAAATTACTCATGGCCGGGCTCATAACCATGGTCCCAAAGAATTTCCGATGAATATCCATAACCGTTTCCGCAGAAGACGACGATGCAAGTTCTTGCTCTTGCATTTGTCCGAGCGCTTCGAATCTCTCAATTTCAGCTAAATGCTGCTCGGGCGTGTACGGTTCATCTTCGGTATGGTATGGTACGGTTTGGTTAGGTTCGGTTAGGTTAGGTACGGTACCTGCGCCGTCCGGTGGACGTCCTGCGGACATACCTTTGCTGTCCTTCTGACGTCTAGATTCCCTCTTTCTTTTGGCATCGGATTCTCTTTTTTCAATAAGCTTCCCAGCATAGTCGTACCAATCATGAATAACGGTTCGACCCTCAAAACGGTCAATAAAACCAGCGAAGCATAACGCATCAATGAAGGTATGCGCATCGTCATTCCACATCGCTGCGTCGGCAATATCCTCTGGATCGTACTTAGTGATATCACCATCTTGCGCATAGTCCATGGCCCACCACCAAATGAGGTGAAGATGCCCAATTGCTGCCGGGGCACTAGTCCCTAGCTTTCTTGCGAGACGTTTCAACTTTGGGTGTCCCTCTAATGTTTGATGACTTTCTATCCATGCCATGATGTTATTGGTCCACTCCTTTCCCCAATCTCTTGCCAAAATTGCACGGAAAAAGCTATAATAAACGCATCGTTATTTTTAAAATGGAACTTGATTAAGTCGCCCCTTCCACGGGCGGCTTTTTCCTTTGAAGGACTTTTCTCCTATTTTGTCGAATTATGGTAGTTGTCCAGACCAACCAAATTTGAAATGTAGGAGGTGAACCAATTGAAAATTGATTTCAACGAGTTGGAAAAAAAGGTTGTTGAAAAGTTTAATTCAACACTCATACCCGATGATTCCGATCTTGGTTTAGCAGAACTCATTGGTGCAATTGCAGCCAGAGCATCTACGATAGCAATCAAGGAGTATCATGAAATGATTTACCAAAAGTCCCAGACAAACGATTAACAATATTTTTGAGAATTTGGTCTTCCAATGTTCCTGTCACTATGACATGTTTCTCATCAAATAATTTGTCAATTTTTCTTTCCAAACGGTTAATCGATATGGACAAATCGTGGATTTCGTGTCTTAGATCGATTAGCCGTTTTCCTTGCCGCATGAGTTCTTTTCCAACCCAACTATTAGGATTAACAATGACCGTTTCAAGTTGTTCGTGCCTCTTAAAGACCTTCTCCATTTCAGAAACAGCATTTTCTGCGCCGCAGAAAAGTTGCCGCAATTCCTCTTGATTCAACCCAGTTCCTCCCTTCTCTATAAATTTTGGCTGATGCCAACCGAGCAGGATAGCTCCTGCCCACGCTCACGGCTTAATGGCCCTGTTTAACGTCGCCGTGACGACCACTACAATAAAAGGCATCATAGCAAAGGAACGCTGTCTCGCGACCCAATCGTACGCCTTTATGCAGCCGACTATAATCAATCTCCCCGGTTGTCAAAATATCGGATAGCTGGGAGCTGACCTCGATCAGTTGTTTCTCAGCATCGGGACTATCTAAGTAAAAATAGGATTCTGCCAAATTCTCGTCCGATTCTGGATCTCTCAAGTAAACATAGGCTGCATTCACATGCCCGGAAAAACTCACAAACACTTGATATGTAGAATTTTCGTTCAGTAGATAGGCCAGCCCCATTATTTGGCCCAGCAGCTTGTGTTTATGCATAGGATTCCTCCTTGCCAGCCTGTCCAGTAACAGGTATAATAGAGTTGCACATTTTTCTAAAATCATTAACGTCTAAGTCGCCCGGCATGGCGGCTTTTTCGTTTTGTCCGCGCAATATTTCCTCAATTTCTCCACTTACCCATATCAGGTTGTTACACAAGGAAATTTGATCGAACACTTCTGGATTAGTTAGCATCATCTTGCGGATCATATGGAGCTTGTTTAGGTTCTCGCCATCCTGAACCGATTGATTAAACAACATCCCTTTCCCCTCCTTATTAAGCAGCACCCACTAATGAGAGCACATTTTGAATTATTGTTGGTGCATCCACACCATAAACAAAACTTACAAATACCTCACGCGTTCCAGTTGCTTCGGTCCATTGCATCATGGTTTGTGCATCCAATACCTTGCGACCATTTTCAATCTTGCTGATGCAGCTGCGTGATTTGTTTAATAATAGAGCAAGTCGTTCTTGGCTCAGTCCAGCCTTTTCACGACATTTTTGCATGACAAGCCCCAGGTCCACCCCTGTTTCACCTCCCCCATTGGTCCATATTGGAACAGACAGGGTCGCCCTTTTAGCTGTAAAATAAAGTCAACCAACATAACCTTCACCCGCTGCCCATGTATAGGTAGTGGGCTTTTTTTAGGAGTGTGATTGACAATGAAAGCGACAATAGACATTCGAAAAATCTGCAAGCAGCTCGGAATAGACATCGCAAAATTTCTCAAGTAGGCTTGTCCACTTTGCGACGAGGAAAGCTAACGCTTTCCCGACGAATGCATTAAATGGCTGACTCTACCGGCAAGCTCGATTCGGATTTTACTTTGTGTTTGTTCGGATCAAAAGTACCGTTCTGGATGGCCCTTGATACAGCACGATAGATGATTTCATGGATTAGCTTGTTCTTCTCATACGAAAACATTTCAGGGCCTATCTTTTCAGGTTGGTTATTCGCTGGTTGATCCATATGCATCCCTCCTTTTTGGTATATGGTATGAACCTACTGAGTGAATAATTAGAAGCAAACTGTTTCTACCTTTTGGAGTAATAAAGCTCAACTGCTCCTTTTAAAAGCGATGTAATAAACCTAAGTTCATCCAATGTAATAGCTTTTTTCTCGACTGCGGTCTGAATTAGGTTTCCAGCGAAAATCATAAGTTCACTCATGCGAGCTGGTGAAATGCTTGAATCCGAAGCGGCGGCAATTTCTTCAAATGCATTTTTTGTTGAGTCGTCGTTGTCCGAGAATGTTTTAAATTCCATGTACATGCTCCCTTAAGATATTTTTGAACACGATTCGTGGGTATGCTTCGCAAAAAAAATTTCGTCTACTGTCTTATTATAGAAATCAGCAATTTTTTTCTTAACCAAATCGCGACCGGACCGTTCCCCTATTTCAAGCATTGCTAATGAGCTTGTTGAAATTCCGATCTTAATTGCTGCTTCTTTCTGTGTAAGCCCGAGATTTTTTCTCAAAGAAATTAGCATCATATTTTTCATGTTTAGCCTCCTTTAATCACGTTTTGTGGTTATCATAATTTCATTATAGCCACGTTTCGTGAATTGTCAACCACGTTTTGTGATTAATATTTATTAATCACGTTTTGTGATTTATAATAGTTTCTTAATGGAGCGTGATACGTTGTGAAGGATGAGGACGTAGTCAAAATTGCTGGAAAAAGACTGGCACAGTTACGCGAAAATGCGAACCTTTCCCAAGCTGAGCTTGCTAAGAGGATGAATGTTTCTTCGAGTACTATTGGTATGTGGGAGCTAGGGGAGCGTGAGATTAAAGTCTCTACCTTAAGAAAAATTGCAGAGTATTTTGATGTAAAAACTGATTATTTAACTGGACTGACAGATGATCCGACATCACGATCAGATATTGAGAGTACAGTTCCACCCAAAGCAGTAAAAATAATTCGCAGTCTGTCCAGAGCACCTGAACTCGATGATGAAGATTATGACATTATAGCCAAACAAGTAGAGGATATCATTGCTTACGCCATAAAAAAGAAACAACCTCCAAAACCATGAGGTGAATTCATTGTTACTATCAAATTTGGAGAAGTTAAGAATTTCAAATGGCTGGACTCAAGAAGAAATTGCTAAAAAAATAGGTGTTGCTAGGACTACTTATACAAATTATGAAGCAGGTAAAAGAGAGCCCGATATTGAAACAGCCCAAAAAATAGCAGATGTATGCGGTGTGTCAGTTGACTATTTATTGGGTAAAACAAATGTTACCTCTGAAGAAGCAAAGGAACTTGAAGGTGCCCCAGAAGCAGCTAGACCAATCATAAGAAGCCTGGCTAGAGCCAAAGAACTAGATGAAGAAGATTTCGACATCATTGCAAAGCAAGTTGAGGATATAATTGCTTATGCAAAAAAGAAAAAGCAAATATCTAAAAATGATTAGAATGTTTTTCACATCATGGATAAAGCTGAGGATTGTGCCTATGCGAAAAAAGAAAAAAATCCCCCTTAAGCCTAGGTCCTTCTACGCTATAAAAAAGGCGGGAGAGTTTCTTCGAGAATCAGGTTCATGTACTTTACCTACAGATCCCTTCTCATTCTTTGAAAAATACGGATGGATAATCATGTCCTGGAGCGACGCCAGGAACACAGGACATGATGATCCCTTTTCATTAAAGAAAGATAATGCAGATGCAAAGGTTAAATATTTGGCTGCACATGAAGACGATGAACAAGGGCAATACATTGTAGTATACGATGACACGCTTAGAAATGCCGGACGCATTCGGTGGACAATAGCTCATGAAATAGCTCATATTGTTCTTGGACATCTTATAGATTTTGAAGAAACCATGCTGAGCCGCGGCGGGTTAACTTCTGAGGAGTATAAGATTTTAGAAAAGGAAGCCGATATTTTTGCGGCCGAGCTGCTGGCTCCTGTCACAGTACTGAAAGCATTAAATCAAACTAACGATTTTCATCCCGATTTCATAATGAATATCTGCGATCTGTCCTTCCAAGCTGCGAAATTCAGATCAGACTTTCTCAATCAACTTAATAATTACAAGTTGGATGAAGCTATGTTCGCTCATTATTCCGAATTTATTGCTGATTATGGATTACAAAATTACAATTATGAAATTGCCGCAACAATTGATGAGTTATTTTCAGAACAAATTGAGGGTGACGAATCCATGGAACCAGTTAAAAGAAAAGAGATTCCAATCGATGAAAACAATCGCTTTCTTTATTGTCCCAGATGTGCTTTTAACGATTTTGAAGATGATGCAGTCCACTGTACACAATGTGGAGAACATTTATTTAATCGCTGCTTGAACGTGGATCCCGATGGATTCAATACAATAAGTTCTTGTGGTAAAATAGCGAGCGGCAATGATAGATATTGTAGGTTATGTGGGAGTGAAACCTATCTCATGTCAAAAGGATATCTAAGCTCTTGGATTGATGATTTCAATGAAAAAACCAGAATAGAACGTGATGAGGAGTACATACAACTTCATGGATTCGACGGTATTAACTTGGTCTACCGCAAGTAATAGGCAATCGCCTTTTTTTTAAACCCAAGTGAGGAATATTTTTCATAAATTTCAATGATTTAACGACATTTTCCGACAAGGAAGGAGTTTTGTAACAATGGAGCGCAATTATAAAAAATATATGGGTAAAGCTGAGTTTGAAAAATCTCTTAATACTTTGAAGGGATTGATTCAAGGTATGCAGGCAGACTCTTCTTTGAATAAGCAAGAGATAGAAGAATTGCAGCATTGGTGCCTTCTACAAACTGATCATATTAATAAATTTCCTTTCAATGAATTAATACCAATGGTTAAAGAGGCTGTTTCAGATGGTTTTTTGACAGATGAGGAAGTTGAAGATATTAACTGGCTATGTAATGCTTACTTGAATGAAAACCCTTATTTCGATGTAGTATCTTCAGATATTCAAGTACTTCATGGAATGTTGCATGGGATTTTGAGTGATAATCAAATTACTTTGGAAGAACTTAATCAGCTCCGAGACTGGTTGAATGACAACTCACATCTTGAATCTGTTTACCCTTATGATGAGGTATACTCGTTACTACATAATGTACTTAAGGATGGAAAAATTGACAATGAAGAAGAGATGTTATTAAAGGCATTCTTTGCTGATTTTATTGATACAACCACTTCGTATAATATTAACCATGGGGATTTGCTAGAATTAAAAAAACAAATGAATATCCAGGGAATTTGCGCCCTTGGTCCTAATATTGAAATAACAGATAAGAAATTCTGCTTTACTGGTACATCTGGTAAAATGAAACGCTCTGAGATTGCTAAAATAATTACAGATAATGGCGGTAAGTATCATGATAATGTACTCAAAGATACGAATTATTTAATCGTTGGGGATGAGGGCAATTCCTGCTGGGCATTCTCTTGTTATGGCCGCAAGATTGAAAAAGCTATTAATTTGCGTAAAGAAGGAAAGCAAATAATCATAGTACACGAAGTGGATTTTTGGGATGCTGTTGGAAATTGATTGAATTAGAATGACTTGCTGGTTACGCTAATTTGAAAAAGCCTTCAATTGAGATGGCTTTTTCTTTTATTGCTAGGGGTATTCACAAAAGAGGAAGTGTCAATAATGGTTACTACCACAACAATTAACGAAATAACTAGAGCCATTGCTATATACCTTCGTGTATCTACAGAAGAGCAAGCTCAGCATGGGACATCGATCGATGTCCAGAAAGAGCGATTAATCGCTTATTGTCAGTCCCAGGGCTGGGCAAACTACAAGCTTTATATAGACGATGGTTACACCGGAACAAAGCTTGAACGGCCCGCTATGCAGCGGCTAATAAGAGACATTGAGAAAGGGAAAATTCACGGTGTCATCGTCTATAAGCTTGACCGGCTAAGCCGTAAGCAAAAGGATGTTCTTTATCTCCTGGAGGATGTTTTCGAAAAGAACAACGTCATTTTCAAGTCAGCGACCGAGCCCTTTGATACGTCAACCCCTTTCGGCAAAGCCATGATCGGAGTGTTGGCCGTCTTCGCCCAGCTGGAACGTGATATGATTGTAGAACGTACTGTATCAGGCCGAAGAGAGAAGGTTAATCAAGGCTTCTGGCCCGGCGGGCGCGTCCCTTTTGGTTACAGCTGGGACAAAGAAAATAAACAATTAGAGATAATACCCGAAGAAGCCCAAATTGTCAGAGAAATATATAAGAGATACATAACGGGACAGTCAAGGTTACAGATAGCGGAATGGGCAGCTAGCCGAACAAAGGCCCGGGTAATAGATCACAGCGTTATTCGCGACATGTTGGCGAGGCCTATTTATATGGGAAAATTGATCAATGAAGGTGAGCTCGTGGACGGGAATCATGAAGCAATAATTGATATAGAAACTTGGAAGGCTGCGCAGCGTGAGCAGGAGGCCCGAGCCGAAGGCTCTACACCTCTTGGAGAATATCTATTAACAGGTCTCTTGGAGTGTGGAGTGTGTAACGGCAATGTAGTCCATGTAATTAGAAATACGAAGCCGCGAGGAAAGCTATACTCATATAATCTGTACGCATGTAAACAGCAGCATGTGAGAAAGAAGGATCGAAACAATCATTGTTCGTTGGGTTATTTCAGCCGGGCATCGGTAGAAAATTTCGTCATAAGTAAAATAAAGAGCTACTCTGTTGATCCGAAAAAGTTTTTGGAAGATGTGGATAATAAAAATAATACAGAAGATGATAGTATCATATCTAGTCTTACCATTAAGCTAAATAGCGTGAATGAAAGCCTGGAAAACTTATTGGATGCTATTCAAAGCGGCGTCAAAGCTTCTACATTAAGTGACCGCATAAACAGACTGGAGCTTGAAAGAGAGGCTCTTCAGAATCAATTGGACGATGTATTGAAAAATTCCTATGAGGGAGTTAGTAAGCCGGATAACATTGCCAACTTACTGAGCGAGATAGGTCCCGCATGGGATTACCTGAATGAGGAAGAGCAAAAGATCGTATTGCGTACGATGGTCCGAAAAGTTATATTGAAAAAAGACGGAAATCACCAGGTAGTATGGGACATTTAG